TCAGTGCCCGAGTACGAGCGGCTGATATAAGGCTGCGGCCTCCAGATGGTGTTGTTGGTGCGTTCCATCATCGTCTGATCCGTGGTGTAGATCGAGACGTTGCGGGACAGGACAAGGGCGTCTTGGAAACCTTCAAGGAGGTTCTCGAACGCTACTCTTTCTTCTTTGCTGAATGCATTAGCCATAACTTAGGATTGGTTTTTTAACTGACGTTTGTAAGCAATAACTTTCGTCATGTCGCCGGTGCGTGCTGCTTCTTCACGCAGCCGTTCCAACTGTGCGTTGGACGAGTCAAGACTACCGTTTCCGTTAATCTTTTTTTCAGGAGGAGGAGCTTGTTTTCGAGAAGTCACAGTCAATTGGGTTTCTAGTTTTGCTACAGCAAATGCGAACTTAACAGGATCAGTGATCTCACCAAGTTCTTTTGCCTTCTTTGGATTTTTGCCCAAAGCATACACAACTATTGCCGGGTTTTGAGCACCCTGAAGAATGATTCCCTGCTGAGTCACATTCAAAGTTTCAAGAACAGTTTCCTCAGCGTCTTGAAAGTCAGATACTTTAAGCCCAGTTTTGGACTCATTGTAACCGGCTAACTTCTTCTGCCAGGATTCTGCTTCCTCCTGCTGTTTAGCTCTCTGCTTGGCTTCAGCCTCTTCAGACTGACGCTTGCGCTCAAACCAACTAGCAAGTTCGTTCTCGAACTTATCTGAATCGTAATCGCAGTCCTCAAGTGTCGGTTTCTTCCCCGGCGTGACAGGAAATTGCTCTGGAGCCGGTGAAACAGATTTGAGTCTTTCCTCAAGTTCGCGCTTCTCGCGCTGCAACTCGCGGTAATTCTTTCTCAGGTTACGCACCCATTCGGGCGCCTGCTTCTCTTCCTCTTCCTGGGGTGGCGATTCCCCTGCGATAGTAACTACAGTTTCGTCTCCGGGATCTTCAGTTTTCTCAGGCTCTGTATTTTCTACAGCCTCTGTTACGACTTCAATCTTATCGGATACTTCTTCTGTTGCTTTATCTTCTGCCGGTGTGGTGCTATTCATATGTCTAAAACTATCTCAACGCAATAGAAATTAACTATTGCATTGGCTGGGCGGGCTGAGTCAAGCGGTCAGCAAGCGCAAAGATACGGTCCTGATCAGTCGTACTGACCTTGGAAAGCGTCTCAGTCGTCTTGGCGCGTGCTTCTTCAGCCTTAGCCACTGCGAGAATACTGTCTGCCTGCGCTTTAGAAGCCCGTGCAATGGCCTCTTCACTGGCTGCCTGCAAGTACTGCGCCTGCGGGTCAGGCTGGGCATTCTGAGCCGCTATAGCCATTTCCTGCGCCTCTGCCTCTGTAGGCTTAAGAACACCCATCATCAGGAGCTTCTTACGGAAGTAGTCGCGAACGTCACTGATCCCTTCGCCTTCCATGTTGAGCATTGCCATAGCAGAGAGCACCTGAGTCATCTCAGGGTCTTGAGTCATGGTCATCATGTCGGTCAGCGCCCTAACAGTGGCGAGCCGCTTGGTGGCGCTACTTGGGCCAACAGAGACGACAACGTCATACTCAGCACTAGACATGTCATTTTCGTACTCAATCTCGCCTTCTTCATTGACGACAGGCTTGAGTAGCTCAATAGGCTCCATCTTGCCGGACTCGTGAACGGTCTTCATTTTGCGACCTTCTTCGATGAAGATGTCACGAGCGATAGAGAGCCAGACTTCGCCACAACGCTTCACAGCCTTTGCCATGTTGGACATGTAGATGAAGGTCTGCATGTCGAGCCGCTGTTGGATGAGTTCCACAGTCTTGCCACTCAAGTGACTGACCATTTTGTCTCCCTGCCCCGGGGAGCCGAGGATCTCTTGCATGTCTACTTCAGTGAGTTGAAGGAGAGCTGCCATAGAGGGCGGCAGGGCAGGAGGCTTAGTGTAGGCCACAGGCCCAGCCACCATAGGGCTGCCGTTGGCGTCAGTAAGCGTGTTGATGAGCAGGTAGGGGTAGTTCTTGAGGTTGTCCTCTGCCCACATCAACTGGTGTCCCGCCACCTGTTCAGGCACAAGAATCGGTTTTTCCATCGCAGAGAGCGCACTGATCTCGCCCAGCTTGGACAACTGCATGTTCTTGAGGCGCTGGGCGTCCTTAGCCAGCCTCACATGGCCCATGCAACGCTCTACGTTGTCCACGAACCAACGCTTCCCGTACACAGGGATAATCGGGATGTTCTTACCGGCAATGTACCCACAGTCTTCGAGGATCTTGGCCCCTGACATGATGTACTTACGCACCTTGCGCGTCTTGACCTTCTTGCGCCGAACCTCTTTCCAGCCAGTAGCAAGCATCTCCTCTTCCTTGTACAGTTCCTCCGGCCGGAGCGACTCTTCTTCTCCGTTGAAGTCCTGATAGATCCGAATCTGCTCAGAGACTTCCTCCACCTTGTAGTACTCAGCAACGTACACAACAGAGGGCGTATACCAGTCGAACTGGGAGCGAGTGATTGTCTTGGGCCAGGTTGAGGGATCATCGTCCCACTCAGCCTTGTAGGCGTCATACGTCATGCTGGTGAGCACAAAGCAACGCTTGGCGTCTGCCTTATCCTGCCGCTTGGCGCCCAAGTCAAAGTAAACGCTAGTGTCAGCGTCAAAGATTGGCTCGATACAGACACGCTGCTTATCGTCCTCCGGGTCTTCCTCGTTCTGATACTCAGTCCTCAGTCTCCACGCCCCGAAACCACCCATTACAGCCTCTTCAAAGGCGTTGTCGTAAGCCTCTTCAGCGCCTGAGTCCTGTTCGTCTGCCCTGTAAAGACCGGCACAAGTGTCAGCCAACTTGTCGTACTCTTCTCCTTCTTTGGAAGAGAAGTTCACTGTGATGCGATTGTTACGATACTCGTTGATGATCCGAAGCACCGCCATGTGGATCTTGTTCACCTCGAAGCGGGGCTTGTTCTCGAACTGATCGCCAAGAGGGCCTTCCCATTGCGCGCCTGCCAGTGAACAAAACCTGCGGTCCCCAAGGCAGTTCATGCGCTCTTGGTACATCGCGCCTTGGATCTGATCGAACTCAGCGCGGGCAGCTTGGTGAATTAGGGAAAGTTTGTCTTCTGTCATCTCTTGAAAAAGTTAATCACTGGCATCACAAATGAGCTATTCCTCTTTGTACCATACTTAGATGGAATAGCAGCTCTACTCAAGCCACTAACTACTAAATACCGTGTCGCGTCCATCAAATGGTCGTTATCTTTCACAACCTTCCCCTTTTCATCTCTGCGATAAAGGCGAAATTCGTTTAGCCAGTTGCGAAGATTTGGGAAAACACGGAGCTTACCAGCTGACATCGTCTGCCACACCGTGTACAGCCCACTCTCCACTGCGTTATTCGCCAAAGTTATGTCGAGGCCGTGCCTGCGATACATGCCAAGAAGCTGTTGCCCGTCAGTCTGCGCTCGACCGCGACTGGCTGGATCAATTACCCCCGGCATCTCGCCACGGGCTTTAATCGCCTCAGCGTGCAAAATCGGCTCTGCTTGGCCTCTGTAATACTCTGAGTACAGATAAGTCACCTCTGTATCTGGGTTAGTCGCTCCCCAGATAACCGCAGTCCTGTTCCAGCCCACATCCATGCCGTAGCACCTTCTCCAGTGCTCTGGAATAGCAAACTCTTCACAGATCAGTTCACTCTCTGGCACTGGGTAAATGGCCCCTGCTCCAAGCTGTGGAACGCCTTTAGAACGCGCATCCCTTTGGAAAGGCGGGATAGACGCCCAAAGCTCGTCCTTCTGTTGCTTAGTCAGGTGCGGGACATCGTCCCAAGTCGCCATGCCAACGTACTTGCTGCCGTTAGCCTGTTCTTGCACTTCACCATTCGGCATGAACGAAAGCACTGTCTCACTCATTCCCATCAGAGGGGTAAAGGTAAGCATCGTCATGCCATTGTTGGTCATCGTCCGAAGCAGACACTCTGTGTAGACATCCAGAGGCGGCTCTTCGTCCAACCAAATCACATCCTGTTCCGATCCCTGAAACGCTTCCCGGCGCTGGTCGTAGGACTTGAATGTAAGGCGAGACTCTCCTCCACTTGCGTGCCTAACCGTTATAACTTCGATAGCTTCTGCAACGCCGGCCTTGGCAGTAGTCTTGATGAGATCAGCCTTGGGGATGAGCCCAGTGCCAAACTCCCCAGGCGGCCCTAGCAACTTCATCTGAAGAATGTCACGAGTCGTCTTGCCAGTATCTCCCGCTGCCCAAGCACTAATCGGTCTATCAAACTTCCTGCCTTCCCACCAAGCTGGATAACGGCCTGTCATATGCAGCACCATCTCGTACCCGCCAATACTCTCAGTCTTGCCGATACGGTTGGCAGCCATCAT